CATTTCTTCCTGTGTTAATATTATTGACTTCAGTCCAAGCTGAACCATTCCAAGATTCTACATCTAATGGTCTACCACTTGCATCATAACCTGAATAAAGTAACCCAGCAGTTGTAGTTCCTACACCATAGGTACCACTTCTCCCTGTGTTGTTTTCTGCAATTTCTGTCCAACTTGTACCATTATAGTTTTCAACAAGATTAGTATAAAGATTCCCTGGACTATTATTACCATCTACACAAAGTGCCGCTGTTTGTAATCCAAAACCTGCTTGACCATATCTACTTGTATTTAAATCATTTCCCTCAGTCCAACTTGTACCATTATAAGATTGACTATTTGTTCTTGCATTTCCTCCACCAGGAATAGCACCACCAAAAGATAATCCTGCTGTTTGTGTTCCAGCATTACCCATAGAATTATTACCTGTTGCTAAAGCACCACCAGCTGCCCATGTACCAATTGTACCAGGTTGTACGTATTTAAAAGTTTTTGAAGTAGAGTTAAAATAAAATTGTCCAACTGAAGCTGCTGTAGTTGGGTCTGAAGCAAGACTTTGAACTGTAAATCCTTTTATATCTTTAAAAGTAGCCATTGGATTATTTATCCTTTAGCAGCCAACCTTGTGTACCATCAGTATATACTAGAGTTAAACCAGCTCTTTCTATGCTTACAGTTAAGCTTGCTGCTACACCTTGAATCTTTTCTGACCCATTTGGTGCAATCGTTAAATTGTTTGTATCAAATGTTCCAGCATAATCAATTAAAGTAATTTCATCACCTAAAGTTCCTGCTGGTAATGTTGCTGTAAAAGCTGCTGATGTTGTATTACAAAAATATCCTTGTCCTGCTACTGCAGTAAATCCTGAAGTCTTAACTGCTTGGTAAGCTGTACCACCAGTTACTTCAGCAAAAGATAATTGACCAACACCTGTTGTTCCTGAACCAGTAATACTAGCTACTTTTAAAAATCTATCTGCTGTAACGTTTCCTGTAGGAAATTTTAATGTGTAACTTTGGTTTGCTGAGTGTGCTGGGGATTGTAATTTAATACCATGAGAGTTTTGTTCGCAATTTAAAATTAGTGTTCCAGGATTTGTATTACCACCAATTTCAACAGCGCCTGTTCCGTTTGGATATAAATTTAAATCTCTGTTTGAAACTGTAACAATTTCATTATTGTTTGTGTCTAAATCTCCGCCAAGTTGAGGTGATGTATCATCTACAACATCTCCACCTGTTTGAATTTCAATTATTTTTGGGTTTGTTGTATCAGGGGTTCCTGAAGCAAATAATAATGCAGTTCCTTTATTGCCTGTTGCAAAAGTAAAAGTAGCACCAGAACCTGATGCATATTTAAATTGAACTGTGTATGAACCTGAAGTTCCATTTTTTAAAATGTAAAAATTTTCTACGTCGTTTGGAATAGTAACAATTCTGTTTCCAGAAATTGAACCTGTAAACTCAATCATTCTAGCTTGAGCGGTTCCAGTTAATGCGCCATCTGCAACTGTTAAAGCTGTAGTGCCTGCTCCACCTGCAATTGATACTGCCTTATACCCGCCAAGAACCTGTTCTATAAGATCTAAGTTAGCGTTTGTTTTTGTTCCCCATGTACCGGCGTTTTCGCCAGTCGCCATTTTTTCTATACCTAACGGTGTATATGATGATGCCATAAATCTCCTATGCTGCCTCTACGTCGTTATAACTTGTATTTGATCCAGTTGCAACACTCGAATAGTTAGTATTTGAGCCTGTTGAAACACCACTATAATTCGTATTACTGCCTGTGTCAACATCTTGATAGTGAATAATAAACGGTTCTTCTAGTGTAGAAGTTATTGATAAACCAGTTAATCCAACTACTTGATCTTTAGGATCTATTGAGCCAACAGAAGCATTAAATGATACACCTGTTAATCCAACAGATTGATCTATAGGATCTATTGTTCCAACAGAAGCATTAAAAGATAAACCTGTGGGTACAACAGCTACTGAGCCAGTGTTTGCTGGTGTTCCTAAAGCAGCATTAACTTGAAAACCTGTTAGAGCAACTGCATCATTTGGAACAACTATAGATCCTTGTGATGAACTTATCTCGAATCCTGTTGGTACAACTAATGTTCCAACAAAAGCAATAGTTGTTCCTAATGAAGATGTAATAGAATTTCCAGTTACAGAGACATCTTCGTTTGTTGATACAGCTGTGCCTTGTTGTGATGTAATAGATTGACTTGTTAATCCAACAACTTGATCTGCAGGATCCAGAACTCCGATAGCTGATGTAATAGAATTACCTGTAAAGGCGGGTGTAACAGAAACATCTATAGTAGCTGTTCCTCTTATATCATTAATTTCAAAACCATTTGGTTCAACAGTTACATCAATAGAATTTGTAATTGATCCTAATGTAAATGAAGATTGTAAACCTGATAATGTAACTGCTCCATTAATAGAAAAAGTAATTGAACCAAGATTAGATGTAATTGAAAGACCTGTAACACTTACAGTTTCATCTGCAAGATTTCCCCATTCTCCGTCACCCCAAGATTTAGCACCCCAGCCTGTAGCAAGAGATTGATCCTCGCCCCAGTAAGCTTGGCCCCAGGTAAGTCTACCCCATCCAGCCATTCTTTACTCCTATGCTAATCTTATAATTGCGTTTGAGGAATCGTTTGCAGGAAATTGAATTTGAAAAGTTCCGTTAGTTGCAGTTTTATCAGAGCCAAAAGCAATTATACAAACAGCATCAGTAGTGTTTGAACCACCGTTTGTTTGTGTGTTGTAAATCATTGCACCGTTAGCTGTGAAAGTTGCTGATGTAAAAGAAACATCAGAAAAATCTGTGAATGCAGTTGTTGAAGTTAAACCAACTCCAGTATTTGTCATAGCTTTACCACCTGCAGTGTATGCAGATCCTGCTGTGTTTGAAATTTCGTTTGAAGTTGAATAGTCAGTTGTCGCTGCACCTAAAGATGCTGAACTTGTAAATAATGCTATTTTAAAAGTATCTCCGCCTGATCCATTAGCATCAAAATCGTGTTTACCTTGTAAAAGTTCTTGTTTGAAACTAGAACATATTGCTGATGATATTGCCATAATTTAACTCCTATTTTTAAGGTGACGTTGAAGGTATAGTTATTCTAACTGTGCCATCCGTATAATCATCTCGTTTACGTCTGCCAAGTTGTTCCATACCAAACTTGTCTAGTTCTTGTTTATACTTATTTTCATAAAGTGTCAACATATCTAAAGGGCCTTTTAAGTATCCATAAGCTTCACATAAACAGGCATATAATAACCCATTTCCAAAGTATTGACTTACATAAGTTGTAGTATTTGATCCAGATAATCCTGTTGGAATAGCTTCATAATGAATTTTAAACTCATATGTATTGTCTGGAGTTGGGGACAAAAGTAGTGTTCCAGAAGTTGTGTCTGTTATACCTGTTGCTCCACCAAACATAGCATAGTATTTAGGTGTTCCTCTTTTAGCTGATTCTGTAGAAGGTACATATTCTTGTAAAAAAGATTCATCCTTTTTTTCTAACCAAGTATTTGCTCCTGTAGCAGCAGTTGTTGAAGTGTAAACTTGTACACCTTTTACAAATAAAGTTTTAGCAGGTACGTTAATAGTATTTTGTCCTGTAACTAAATTACCAATTGATTGTTTTTTATATGCATCAAGAGGTATATCTCTCAATATTCTCATTTCAGCGTTATCAATAAATTGATCTGTAATAGTAGCTGTTAATACATTAGTATCTACTTCTGTATAATTTTGAATTGCTGTTGTTAATGTTGCGTATGTAAATCCTGCCATAATTAAGCTCTATCATTTATTGGTCCAATTGTACACTGCAAACCACCCCCTGATTCACTAGTAGAAGCTGCATTCGTTAGTGTAATATTTATACCATCAAATTGAGTAAGAGTAGCTGGTTGCCCTGTATATGGAACTGATGTTTGATTTAAAGAAACTACTTTAAATGCTCCAAAAACTTTAGCTCCATTCGAGTGGCTAGTGGCTGTTGTTTTTGTTGGAGTGGCTCCTCTAAAAGGTGCGCTAGACGTAGTACATCCTGTTAATTGATTTGTAGATTTACCTGTATATTTAATAACTTCATTTGCAAATAATCCAGATGTAGAATCTACTTTTTCAATCATAATAAAACCACTTGTTGGAAACTGTGAGGCATTAACTAAATTAATAGAAGTTACTGAATCATTTATATTTCCATTTAATGTAGTAGAAAGTTGTAAAGTTGTTATAGCT